GCGGTATTAGTTCTTTAATTGGGGGAGCCGCTTCAGCATTTGGTGCAAATCGCCAAGCTGATGCAATGCTTCAGGCTGCAGGCATTCAAGCCCAAGCCCAACGTGATGCCGCATTCCAAAACCTGCTTGCTGGTCAATACGCATTAACAGGTGCAAAGCAATTTGATCGTTTTCAACAACAACGTTCTGCTGATTACCAACAAGCATTTTTAGATCCACGGAAAAGTGAATTTAGCTCCGAAGATCGTCAACGTGCCATTGCAGATAGCCTTTCTCCCGGTGCACAAAAGCTTCGTTGGCAGGCTAACATTGACGCAATGAATCGTGATCTTGCAGGTCGTCGCGCTGTGACGGATGCAATGTTTGGGCAGGTTGCACAACAACCGTTCCAGTATGGCAATATGCCAGGCTATGCAGCGGGTTCATTGGCTTAAAATTAAAGAAATAACGGCAACATAACATGGGCGGTTCTAAAGTTAATATTCCAGGCCCCGATCCTTCTCAGGTTGCTTACAACAACTACATGTTGGAGCACCAAAAACAAATTGACCGGGATGCCCAGGCTGCTGCTGATGAAGAAAAAGCAAACTTAGCTGCAGTCAAATCAACCGGTGTTGCCGGTTACAATACTTATCGTCAAAATATTTTAAATCAATATTCCTCCGGTCTTCTTGACGACAAGACCGCAACACAACAATTAAAAGATTACGAAGATCGTTATAAATTAGGCACTGGTTATACCCAGTCTGATATTAACAGCTTGGTTAGTCAAGCCACCGAAAGTGCTGGCAGCAAACAATCCATACTTGCTGGTCAAACCTATAAAGATATTCTTGGTCGCGCAGCAACAGAATCAGAATTATCCAGCTATCAAGAACTTGCTAAAACGGGTCAGTACAAACTGGCTGATCTTGTTAACACAATTAAAGCTGGCAGTGAATACCAAAACAAATTTAACGATAATTACTTAAGCAATTATTACGACTCAATGTATGGCAAGCAGGCAACCACAACGGATGCCAGCGGCCAAACCGTTAAGACCGGTCAGCGCACATTTAAATATGATGCCAGCAACGATCCGACTTTTACTGGAGACCTTACTGGTGCAACTGGAATCAACTTAGGAGGAGCAGGCAGTAGAGAATTTACCGGCACTCCAGCCGAAATCGAAGCATTCCAGCAAGCACAGCGTCAAAAACGTGATTTCATGTACAACGCTGGTCTGACCAACCTCCAAGGGCAAATTGATAAGGACACGCAGAAGATTAAAAATGAAGGCACCCAAAGCGTGCAACGCATTGCATCTCAAGGACAATTACTGTCTAATTTGACGGCAGGTTTCTGGTAATAAAAATAACCTTGCTATAATTTAAAAAGCCAACCTTAAGGTGTTATCAAAATGGCAATCGACCTTTCTTACAAGAGTGATCCCGTATACCAGGCTTTATCTGCTGAAGATAAAGCCATCCTCGACAAACAGCAATTCCAGCAAGCCTACGGCGGCATGGGTGCAGCTTCCCTGGGTGATTTCCAAACCCTCCTCGGCCGCCTGGAAACCTCTAAAATTCGTCAGCAGCAAGCCAAAGATGTTTCCACCCGCCCTAACATCTACGCACAAGGCCTTGCTCAAATGATGAGCAATTTCTAAGATTTAAATAATCCAGGAAATAACCATGGCTGTCGACACTTCTTATAAGAACGATCCTCTTTATCAAGGCTTGTCTGCTGAAGACAAAGCCATTTATGATAAACAGGCGTTCCAACAAGCCTATGGTGGCATGGGCGCAGCTTCGCTGGGCGATTTCAACACCCTCCTTGGCCGCCTAGAAAGTTCTAAAATTCGTCAACAACAGGCTAAAGATATTTCGGCACAGCCAAATATCTATGCACAAGGCCTTGCTCAAATGATGAGCAACTTCTAAACTTGGGAAATAACTGTGGCAACTACCTGGGGCTATAAAGACGATTCGGGATCTTGGACAGAGGCAGATCCATTTGCTACGACAAGTGGTGATGCATCTTCCTCTGCCGCTGATGCGGCTGCAGGGTTTCCATTAGAAACGTACAAAAAAGCCGCAGGTGTTGCTTACGAATTTTCCAAGAAAAAACTAGAGGACACCCGTGCACAACAAGAAGCTCTTGCCGCCCAAAAGCAACAGTATAGCCAAGAAGACGAAGCTAGAGATTACCTCCAGGCCCAACGAGCTTATAAATATTGAGCTGTTTGATACCTGGGTAGATAACCTTGATTCTGCTACCCAAGAATCCTTCTGCTCATTTGCTGAAGATAATTATTCCATAATCGAATGTTTTCTGTATTCCAAGTTCCTTGGTTATACAGGAAGCATTGTTTCATGCGAAGCATGGATCAAAGATCATTACAAAAAACCTGACCACCGTAAGATCCTCTTGGATGAAATTGCAGAAATGCAAGAGGACATTCGTAAACTTAGGGAAGATATTGAAAATTACGGCGTCAAACGTGATGCTGGTGTGGCGCGTATTGCCAGCATGCAAAAAGAATTGCGCGGCACAATTGCACAGGTGGAACAGTTTACTTCCGCGAAAGATCGTAAGGGCCTTCTTATGGCAGGCGCTGATCGTGCCATTCGTGAGTTGATGTTCATTTTCAAAGATGACCCGATTGAAGGTCCCCTGGAAGAAGCATCAATGAGTGTGTGGGCACGCATGCAATTAGAAGAATAAAAATAAAGCAGTACTTCTTCTATAATGAGGAATAACTGAACAAGTATCATGCCCGCACCAGTTCCCCCTAAAGGCAAACCTGCCGCTGGTAAAGCCGTACCACCCAAAGGCAAGGCTGCTCCTGCTGCTGGTAAAGCACCTGCAGGTAAAGCAGTTCCCCCCAAGGAAAGCCCCAAAGATAAAATGGCTCGCCTGCGTGCCATGCAAGATAAAAAGAAAAAGTAATTAGGAATTAACCATGGGTGCTACAGCCAAATCCCCTGCCGGTATGTCTGGTAATCCACCTTCTGGTAGGGGTGCATCTGATTTTTATGCAAATGCATTAAGTCAGCAAAAACAAGCCGTTGCTAATGTTCCTGCCACGCAGGCTGCGCAAGCTGCACCAGGAATGCCCCCCAATCGTCCCAATCCCTCCTTCCTTAATCAACCAGCTCAACTACCTAGTGGACGCCCTGCCCCTAACCAGCAGGCCCCTGGTGCTGCATCAGATGATCAGTACGCACAAGCCTATGCTGCTTACATGCAGAAACATGGTGGCGTAGGGATGCCCGGTCAAGAACCACAGCAACCAGGTACCCCTGGTGAGGCAGCCAGGGAATTTGCTGGTTTTGGTGCACCAACCCCCGCACGACAGCAACAGCCCGGTGCATTTGACCAACAAGGTCTTCAGCGTCGTCGTCCAGGTGCTGGGATGCCTCCACAGGCTGGTCCTCAAGGCATCAGAATGGGTGGTGGATACGCAAGTCGCTCATTTGGTTGATGGCTGATTCTAATTGTCCGTCTTGCAACAAAGCACCATTAGCACTTGTTGCCCATTTCAAAAAGAAAGACGCAACAAATGCAGACGGGACCGAAATGTCCGATGGTGACAAACGTAAGGCGGCATTAGATAAAGCACGTCAATATCAAAAACAAAAACAAATCAAAGGTAAATGAGTTAGTATTCAGTAATACCTGGTACTAACTCATGCCTTCATACGTTCATCTAGCCTATCGGCGCAATGCACGTGCGGCGGCAAAAAACCATCAACTCAAAGAACCCAAGAATTACGAGCAAGCAAAACTTGCACGAGAGGACTTTGGTTATTTTTGTGATTATGTAGCAGACAAACCACCTGCTGCACATCACAAAGAGTGGCATCGCCACTTTGTAACGAATGAAGATAGTCAGTGTTTAATTAAAATCGCTGGCCCCAACGTAGACCTACTCGCCCCCCGTGGGTCAGCCAAATCAACGGTCTTAGGTTTGTTAACTGCATGGGCAATTGGCGTTCATACAGAAGCCAAACTTCCCCTGCAGATTCTTTATCTTTCTTATACGGTTGATATTGCACGATCCAAGTCTGCAACCATCAAACGAATTATTGAAAGCAAACGTTACCAAGAAGTATTCCCCAAAGTACGGCTTCTTAAGAATGTAACCAGTAACGAATACTGGTCGATTGACCACAAGTTTGCTGGTATTGAAGTAACCGGTGACGAACAATTTACGCTTTGTGCAGCGGGCCTTAAAGGTTCAGTGACCTCTAAGCGTTCGCATTTAGTAATGATTGATGACGCTATTAAGTCTGCTGCTGATATTGGTAATCCTGACATTCGTAAGACAATGCAGGATAACTGGAATGCGGTGATTGCACCAACGATGTTTGAGGGCGCCAGGGCAATTTGTCTTGGTACTCGATTCAGGCATGATGACATTCACGCCACTACATTCAATGAACAAAACAACTGGACTCAAATTGTTTTGTCAGCAATCCAAAATGATCCCAAGACTGGTGAGGAGGAATCCTACTGGCCTGAAATGTGGTCGCTAGAGTACCTGAAAGAAAAGAAAAGGCAAGCGCCCATTGCTTTTTCCTTTCAGTACATGAATCAAATTGTCAGGCAAAATGAACTTTCATTGGCGCCAGAACTTATTGTCAAGGCAGAAATTGCAACA